GAGCATGAGCACGTTAGGATGATTGTCCTAAAAGCTCGTAGATTTGGTATATCCACATATGTGCAGGGGAGGTACTTCCGTCATGCGGCTATGAACCATAATAAGGTGGTACAAATTACCACCCATAGTAAGGCGGCTACAGATGTCATGTTTGCGATGACACGCACAATGGAACAAAACCTTCCTGTAGAAGTAAAACCACAATTAAAATATAGCGGTAGACGTGATTTACACTGGGGAAGTGAAGGGGGCGGCCTTAATTCATCATACTCCCTTTCAACGGTAGGTGGACGAGAAGTACGTGGTAGTAAAATAGACTATTTACATTGTAGTGAAGTAGCATCTTGGACAGCAGGGGGTGAGGATTACCTTTTAGGGTTATTAAACTGCGTAGTACAAGGATTTGACACGGAGGCGGTAATCGAATCTACAGCGCAGGGCGTAGGCGGTGTATTCCACGATATGTATTGGGATGCGGCAGAAGGAAACTCAGGATGGGAGAGTGTCTTTTTTCCGTGGTATATATATAGTTATTACAGTAAACCATTTACCTCAGAGGAAGAAAAGGAAAAATTTAAGGAAGAACTAGGCCAAGACCAAAGATATGGTGGTGATGCAGAAAAAGCCTTATTAGGCGTGTCCTGTGAATATGACGTAGGAGACGAAATAAAGAAATTTACTGTAACCCTAGAAAATCTCCATTGGCGCAGGCAGTGTATTAAAACTCAGTGCCAGAATGACCTAAGAAAGTTCCATCAGGAATTTCCAACGACAGCACGTGAGGCATTTGTTACAACAGGGCGTGGGGTTTTTGACATGGATGTACTAGGTAAACTAGTATTGGAATCTCAACGACTACAGAGGGAAAGACCAGCAGAAGGATTTCATATACCAGTACAGGCGTGGAAAGAAAAAGGGGGAGAGAAGTATATAATAGAGGCAATGGATGAGGGGGGACTGCAAGTATGGGAGAGACCTGTTCCTAATAGGGAATACAGAATTGGTGCAGACGTATCAGAGGGGATAGATGTAGGTAGGGACACAGACTGGAGTGTGGCTGTAGTACTAAGTGCAGAGAGTATGGATGAAGTTGCAATGCTTAGGGTAAAAATAGACCCTGATTTATTTGGATGGCAACTTGCAAGTTTGGGAAAATGGTACAATAATGCTAAACTACTTGTTGAAAGGAATAATCACGGACTTGTCACACTGAAGTTCTTATCAGATGTACACCTCTATCCAGATATATACTCAGAAAAAATATTAGACGAAAGATCAAGTAGATCAGCAAGAAAACTGGGTTTTCATACCACAGTTAAGTCAAAACCACTCATTATTGACTATTTAAAGGAATTAATACGTGAGGATGAGATAAATATAAGGAGTCCCAAACTACTGGATGAGCTTCAAACATTTGTAAATTTTCCTAATGGTAAGATGGCGGCACAGTCAGGATCACATGACGACTGCGTTATGGCATTGGCAATAGCTTGTTTTGGGTGTAAGATGTTCCCAGCTATGCCTGAGTGGAATAAAACTATTAATCGCAGGCACATGAAACCAGAATTAAAGTTTTTTCAACCATCAGGCTTATGAATAATGTAATTCAAGGAAATTTTGGTGGTAATTCAGACCTAAATCTTGATAAACTATATGATGACCTAGACCCCATACTTGATGACTTAACAGAAGTAGCTTGTGATTCATTAGGTGAAGAAGAGGGGTGTTTATTTGTACAGGCTCTATCAGAGGCTATACACAGGGTTGCAGATAAATTAGCATCTAAGGTAGAGGTTACACAAAATATTGAACTTTCTATGGAAAATGGGGATACTATATCAATAACAAGAGATCACGGAGAAAGCGAATAGATGGCAGAATACGAATCAGCAGAACCAGAAGCGGTAGCTGTTGCTGAAGTTAAGGTAGTGGAGGCAGACTTAGACGACTTTGCAGATGTAGTGCAGGAGAAGTTTGAGGAGGCTAAAGAATATCGTAGAGATCACGAAGAACATTGGGTGGAGGCATATGATGCGTATAGAGGAAAGTACCCTTCAAAGATATCAAAGGCTAATGAACTGGCGAATGAAAGGGGCATATTTGTCAATCAAACTAGGCGTAAAACTAATTCGGCGAAGATTAAGATTAATACGCTATTATTTGAGGATGGGAAAGTACCGTTTAGCATTACGCCAAGCCGTAAACCCCGGTTTTATCCTCCCGATATACAAGCACCAGCAGATAGACCTGACTTGCTTGAAGATGCGATTCTTGAACGTAGTAAACAGATGGAGTTCAAGATTCGTGACATATTTGAAAGGACTAACTATAACGAGCAAGTTCAACACGCTATACACGAAATGTGCTTGTATGGCACAGGATGTACGAAGGGTATTGCCCTTGAATATAAGAACTTCCCTGTCTACTCTGCGGTACAAACTGCGGATGATATGGTTGCGGTTGAGTCGTATCTTGAATCGGAGTTAATGCCCACGGTTAAATTCGTGAGTATATGGAATATATTCCCATCACCAGAAGCATCAAGTATAGAAGACGCAGACTATGTCATCCAAAGATCGTTCCTCAGTAAGATACAACTCAGAAAACTTACGAAAACAGCAGAAGGCTTTGTACCGGGCGCACTTGAGAAGGTTGTTGAAGAAGAAATCGGGCTTGCAAAAGGATACGATGTAAGTGAGCATCCTAAGAAATTTGATGAATCATCAGCAACTAGATTAAAGAAGTTTGAGGTTTTAGAATTTTGGGGTAGACTAGATGGTAAGGACTTAGCCCCTCACTTACCAATTGAATCAGAGGATATTCCAGATGCTATTCCTGTTGTTATAACAGTCATAGGTGATGTAGTTGTTAAAATTGCAGAAAATCCATTTGACGATACCTTACCATTCCATTTTTGCAACTGGCAGAAAAATCCAGAATCAATATGGGGTGACGGTATTTACTATGCTATCAGGGATGCACAAGCGATACTAAACTTCAGCTACGCAATGATGGTTGAGGGCAAGTCCTTATCAGCGGCTCCCCTAACAGTTATTGACCCCAACGCATTTGAACCGGGTACAGATACAGAACAAATATACCCCGGTAAACAGTTCCGTGTAAAACCGGGCGCATCAGTACGTGATTCATTCTCCTCAGTACAAATTCCAGACGTAACCAGTGGCTTACTTCAGGTAATACAGCAACTTGAAAGAGAAGCAGACCTAGACTCAGGCCAAACCAGTATAGGGTATGGTGATATGTCTCCTGCACAGACCAAGACTGCTACAGGTATGTCAATCCTGAACAGTAATGCAAACAGGCAAACAGCAGACGTAGTCAGGTCAGTATCTTCAATGATCACTAAAAACGTACAGGCAGTATACAGGTGGCTGATGGTTGACTCTATGGACGCAACTATTAAGGGTGATTACGAGGCAATATCTACAGGCTATGAACAGTATGTTGCAAAGGAAGTACACAATACACAGCTTATTAACTTCCTTCAGGTGGTAGGCCAGATGCCTGAATTAAAACAATATTTAAAACAGGAAAACTTCACCAGACCTCTAATCCGTGCATTCAACTTGGAGCCAGATAAGATAGTTAAAACAGAGGAAGAAGTAACGCAAGAGATGCAGGCTCAATCACAAGCCCAACAGCAACAAATGGAGCAACAGTCACAAGCGGCACAACAAGCGGCTATGCAACAATTACAAGCTCAGGCACAGCTTCAATCTCAAAAAATACAAGCAGAAACACAAGCAGAAATAGCAACAACACAACAAAAGTCCTTAATTGAAGAAAAGCAAAAAGTTTCAGAGGATCAGCGTAAGTTAGAAATGCAGGAAAGACTTGAGCTTATAAAACAAGGCAACGTATTAAATCCAGCAAACTTAGAAAATAATAGCGTATTACTAAGGGAGCAAATGGATAACGAAAGAGACCAGATGCTTCAGCAACAAGAAAATATGGTAGAACAAGAAGAAGCTATAGCGAGACAAGCCATAGAGCAAAGGCAAGCAGAAGAAGCACAAATGGATTATGAAGCGGCAGAAGGGGGAATGCCACCACCTCCTCAAGAAGAGCCAGCACCGGGCGGAATGCCAGAAGACCCACTACAGGCTGAACAAGCCGCACAAAGACTTCAAGGTGGCCCTGATGCAGAGCAAATGAGACGAGAGGAGTACGCACAAAATGCCCCGGAATGATGTACTAGCAATGTTATCCCAATCACCGGGATGGCAACAATACAAAGAAATAATAGAAAAAAAGATACAAGACGCATACGATATAATTAAATCTAAACAACTGGTTGACCAAGAATCAGTTTCAAGGCATAATGTATCTATTGGAAAAATACAAGCATGGCAAGAAATGCTTGATATTGCAGAAATGAAATAGTATAACAGTAAGACCCTTACACCTCATCCAGAGGCAGGGATAATTTTTAAACCAATCCGTAAACGTATCGGGACATTGGAAGGAGTAATATGTCGGAAGAAAATGAGGTACTTGAAGAAGAGGTAGAAGAGTCAGAAGACACAGAAGCCTCAGACGAAGAACTTTGGGAACAGGACGAAGAATCCGAAGGAGATTCCGAACCAGAGGGTACACCTGAAGAATCTGAAGAAGAATCAGATGAAGAGGAGCCTGAAGAGGATGAAGATGAGACCGAAGAAGAAGAGCCTGAAGAACCACAGCATGATTATGAAGCTCGTTATAAGGAATTAGAAAAGGAGTTTCATAAAAGGAATGAAGAGTCTGCTAGAATGCGTGAAGACCTCAATGAGCTTAGGCTCAGGGATGTCGAGCGTGAGCAAGCATTAGACAGGGTAAAAAGGGGTCTTCCAGAAACGGAAGAACCTCAAGTTGATCCTTCTGATGAAGCTAAATTCTTTAGTAAAGAAGATAAGCAGACAATGGAGGAGTTCTCTGAACTGTCTTCTACATTCCGCAAAATGATTCAGCATGAGATGGCAAAGCAAGGTACAACCATGCATGAAGCCACCGTACAGGCTCAGGAGCGGTTAAAAAATTTAGAAGAACAGAACAAAGAACATAATTATCAGAACTTCCTGCGTTATCATGAAGATTATATGCTTAATAATGTAGGAGATGACTACAGAGATATAGATAAAGACCCTGATTTTCAGGCATTTGTACTCAGTAGTCCAGCCATGACAAAAATGATGACAGAGTCAACAGACCCTGTAGATCATGCCTCCGTTATGCAGTTATTCCTTTCCACCGAAGAAGGTGAATCATCGTGGAGACCTCCCCAAGTCGAAGAAAAGAAAGTCAAAGCAAGTACCAAGCGACAAGCTAAGAGAACTGCGGCGACAGGACTTTTAGGAAACTCCGCTCCAGTAAAGAGCAAGAATATGGACAACTTGTCCGATGAAGAATTGTGGGAAGCCATTCCCGAATAACTAATAACCTAATAAAGGAGTAATAATATGGCGGCTTATGGTGGAACTGGAACGATAAGCGGCTCTTCTTACGGTGATCTCAGTAAGAATGATGCGTTTACGATTCAGAAAAAGATGCTTCCAATTGCGAAGCGACTGCTTACTTTTGCAAAGTTTGCACAGAAAGAAACAAAACCCCAAAAACAGGGTTTAGAAATTAGACACCGCAGATACGAGAGGTTCCCAATCGTGGACACTCCGATTGCTGAAGGTGTAACCCCGGACTTCTCAAGTCTTGAGCATACAACTTTGATGCACACGTTGAAGCAATACGGCTCATACGTGAACACCACTGATGTACAGCTTGCGGCGGCGGCAGACCCGGTACTAAAGATCATATCCGAAAGACAGGCAACTCAGGCTGGTGAGACTATTGACTTCCTCAGCTACAAAGTCTTTCGTGCTGGGACACAGGTTAAATATGTAGGAACTTCTGCATCTGCACGTTCAGATGTTGATATGCATATTGGTGGAGCCTTACCAGCAGTAAATAACCCCGGTGCTAACACACCAACACTTCAAGCACTTCAAACAGCAATTCGTGCGCTTGAGAACAATGATGCAAAGAAACTCAAGTCAAAGTTGAAGGCATCTGTTGGTATCTCCACAGAGCCAATCCGTGAATCATATATTGCTATTTGCCACCCTGACCTCCGTCAGGACATTCAGGCTCTCCCCGGTTTTGTATCCGTAGAGAAGTATTCTGATCAAGGTGATGCAATTGAGGGTGAGATTGGTGGCGTTGAAGGTATACGCTTTATCACTACAACTCAAGCAATTCCATTTAAAGATGCTGGTGACACCAATGGTGTTGCAAACTGTGTATCTACAAGTGGAGCAAATGCTGATGTGTATCCTGTGCTTATTTTTGCAGAGGACTCAATTGGTTGTGCAACATTAGGTGGAATGGATTCACTCCGCTCTAAGGTTGTTATGCCTAAGCCCGGCCCCGGTGATCCACTAGGACAGCGTGGTACGGTTGCGTGGGATACATTCTATTCCTGTATCATCCTACAAGACTTGTGGATGTACAGACTGGAAGTAGCTTGTACTAAACTTTCATAATTAAATAACCCCTTCTAATGGGAGGGGTTTCACACTTTAAACAATAAGGAATACATGGACTCTTTAAAAACTAAAATAACGAGTGCCAAGCAGATGAGTAAGATTGACTTTGTCAATTTTGCAGACGGCCTTACTTGGGCCGCCGCTACCTATAAGCGTGTTATCTTCATTCCAGAAGGTGCACGTGTTTGTGGTTTCGGAGTAAATGTAAATATTGCTTCTGGTAGTTCTACTGGAACTAACACAATCACAATAGGTCATGATGCTGGAACTCTTCAAACAGATACTGGTATGGGTCATATTTCTGCAAGTGCAGATGTTGACGCATATGCAAAGGCAGTAAGTCTTGAAGCAGTCGGTTACACAGGCCCAGAGCGTGGCCCGGTAGATGCGGCTGTAACAGCAGGGGTTGAACTAATGGGTAAACCTCCAACTGTAACAAGTAATGCAAGTTACACTTATGCACCCGGCTCTACAAAGGCTTGGTCATCTTCTGGCGAGAAAGTTGTACCAGTTATTGGATATGTAACAACTGGAGCAACTCAATCAACAGGTTGTTTTCACTGGTGGGTAGAGTATGTTTTTGATGCCAACATAGTTTGGACTCAGGCAGACTTAGCCTAATAGTATAATTCAGTTAATGGGGTGATGGTCTCTTGCGGAAAGTTTTAATTAACTTTCTTGCCCCGGAGGTCACCCCATTAATGATTAAATAATAATAAGGAGAAATATGTCTATCGCAGGCGGGTTAATTCAATCAGATAATCTACCAAAACAAAAGAGGGATAGCGGATACGTTCCAGCAGGGGACGGACGCTTTGTAGTATTACCAAATGGTATGAAGATGGCGGCAGAGTGGAAGAAGGGTGATGTAGTACCTGAAGGTCACGCTGTTATTAACATTGAATATGGTAAGGATAATACTGAAATGGGGCCAGTACCTGTGACACATGGAGATTGGACAATAGTTATACCAAGAGGAACAGATAGAGTTGTTCCCCTTCAACATATGAACATACTGAATGATGCTATTACCACCGATTACTTCCAGAAAGATTTGTCGCAAGGTCTCACACCAAGAACTAATAGAAGGTTCCAATTTACAGTTAAAAAATATCCTAAAACAGGACAAAAGGCTGGTGTTGAATTTGACGAGAAATCAGAACCAATAACAAAGGAAGACATAGATGGTGCAATTGAGCGTCATGAGGTGATTGACCTTGACCAAGAATGAACCGAAAGCAGATAAGAGAGCGTGTTGAAACAGCTTTACAAGATGCCGCAAATAAACACTGGACAGACGGTGAACTCAATACCTATATAGATGATGCTCTAAACGAATTTACGAGACGAGTTCGATATCCACAGGTTGAAGGTTATGCAACCAACGGATCGTCTACCACTGTGTTAGGTGAAGCCACTAAGACTGGCACACTGACAGCGGATAATAAGACAGCAACCATTACATTTAGCACTGCACATGGATACTCAGCAGACGATGCTATTAATGTTAGTGGGGGTGGCCCTACTCAGTTTAATGGGTCATTTAATATTACTGTTCCCACAACTACCACTCTGACCT